TTTGGATCACGAGCAGTAGAGAAACTTAAGTAGTTTACATTCTGCGTGATTTGATATATAATACCCTATCATAAAAATCTAAATTCAAGAGGTGCGTTCTATGACCAACAGTCTAGACATGAGAGACTTTTTGTCTCAAACTAAATTTTACGAATCTTATTCCCGATACATTGATGATGAAAACCGTTATGAGAGTTGGGATGAATCTGTCGATCGTGTTATGGCTATGCATAAAGACTACTATAAGGATAAAATGACTACAGAGCTAGCTAATGAAATGGCTATTGCTTCTAATGCTTACAAGGAGAAGCGTGTACTCGGTGCACAACGTGCTCTTCAGTTTGGTGGCGATCAGTTAGTTAAACATCAAATGAAAATGTATAACTGTACCTCTTCATATGTAGACCGTGCGTCTTTCTTCGGTGAGTATTTCTATATTCTTCTCTGTGGTGCAGGTGCTGGTTTCTCAGTACAAAACCATCATGTAGACAAGTTGCCGGCGGTAGTGGACCGTAAAAAGCAAGCTAAAGGCTATGTAGTAGAGGATTCTATTGAAGGCTGGGCGTCTGCACTAGACGTGCTTATGTCTTCTTATTTTGTTGGTGGTGGCAAATACCCTGAGTTTGAAGGCCGTCGTGTGTTCTTCGATTTGACGAATATCCGACCAAAAGGTGCAAAGATCTCTGGTGGCTTTAAAGCACCTGGTCCTGATGGGTTGCGTATGGCTCTGGATCGTATCGAGTACCTGATCCAAGGACAGGTAATGGGTAAGTCTGATCCGGTACAGTTACGTCCAATCCATGTCTACGATATTGCGATGCATTGCGCTGACGCAGTCCTGAGCGGCGGGGTGCGACGTTCAGCAACTATCTGTTTATTCTCACCAACTGATACAGAGATGATGAATGCCAAGACTGGTAACTGGTTTGTAGATAACCCACAGCGTGCACGTTCCAATAACTCTGCAGTGATCGTCCGTAAGGAAACCAAGAAGGAAGACTTCATGGCAATCATGGATTCGATCAAGCAGTTTGGTGAACCTGGCTTTGTGTTTGTAGAATCCACAGAGCATACAACCAATCCATGTGTTGAGATTGGTATGTTCCCGCAGATCGATGGCGAATCTGGTTGGCAAGGATGTAACCTGACAGAGATCAACGGTGGTCAGTGTGTAGATGAAGAATCATTCTATAAGGCATGTGAAGCTGCATCAATCCTTGGTACGCTGCAGGCTGGCTACACTGACTTCAAATTCTTATCTGATACATCCAAGAAGATCTTTGACCGTGAAGCTTTGCTTGGTGTGTCTATCACTGGATGGATGAACAACCCTGATGTTTTATTCGATGAAAAGATCTTGGAAAAAGGCGCCAAGATTGTTAAAGAGACTAATGCTCGAGTTGCTGATCTTCTCGGGATTAACGCTGCTGCTCGGACTACTTGCGTTAAGCCTTCTGGCAATGCTTCTGTACTCTTGGGTACTGCAAGTGGAATACACGCTGAACATTCTGAAAGGTACATTAGAAATATCCAACTAAACAAAGAGTCTGAGATTGCTCAGCTTATTGCCAAGACCAACCCAGATATGGTTGAAGATTCTGTATGGTCTGCCGCTGGAACCGATTGGGTCGTTTCATTCCCTATCACACCTAAGCAAGGATCAATTTTAAAAGATGACCTGATCGGTACTAAGCACCTTGATCTGGTAGCCAAAGCACAAAAGCATTGGGTAAATCCAGGTAAGAATAAGGAACTTTGCGCTGACCCAACTGTTAGTCATAACGTATCAAATACAATTCTAGTGGAGGACTGGGATGATGTTGCTGAATATGTTTATAGCAATAGGAATAACTTTGCTGGTATTTCTTTCTTGTCTACTTCTGGCGACAAGGATTTTAATCAGGCGCCGAACACTGAAGTCATCGACGCTGAAAAGATGGTGGAAAAATATGGCGTGGCGGCTGTTCTAGCTTCAGGTCTCGTTGTTGATGGTCTGCAAGCATTCGGTGATCTTTGGATGGCCTGCTCTACAGCACAAGGCTTTGGTGAGGATATCTCAGCTGAAAACTCCAAGAACACCATGAAGAAGGATTGGGTCCGTAGGTTCCAGGCCTTCGCCAGAAAGTATCTAGAAGCCGATCTAAAGGCCGCTGAGTACTGCTTAAAGGATGCTCACCTTATCCATAAGTGGGAAAAAATCAAGCGATCGTATCAACAGATCGACTGGATCGGTGAGCTGACAGAGAAGAAGTTCACTGATGTCGATACGCTCGGTGCTGCAGCTTGTGCCGGAGGAGCATGTGAGATTGATTTCTAGATAAAAGATAACAAAATGATAAATAGCTCTAGGTGAATAACTTAGAGCTATTTTTTTATGTGGTATCATGAATACAAACCGTATGAGCCAGAAACGGCTCCGGAGGAATATATTGGATTTGTTTATCGTATTCAAGACCTGGATACAAACAAGAAATATATCGGTAAGAAACTATTCTGGAACAGACGCAAGACGAAAGTCAAAGGAAAGTCCAGAGCAAAATACGTCACTAAAGAATCAGATTGGAGAACCTACTACGGTTCCAATAAATTACTTCAGGAAGAGGTTGCCAGCTATGGACCTGATCCTGAAGCAAAGAAGTATTACAGGGAAATTCTCAGGTTCTGTAAGACCAAAGGTGAGTGCTCATACTATGAGGCAAAGCTTCAGTTTGAGCATGATGTGATATTGAGAGATGACTACTATAATGAGTATATCCAGTGCAGGATCAACTCACGACATATTAAAAAGGATGAAGATGATGGTGAATAAGATGAACCTATATGTCCATGAGGTTCTTAACAAAGTCTCTAGTCAGACAAAGAAAGCAGACAAGATTCGAGTCTTAAAAGAAAACGATTCGTATGAACTTCGGACTCTTTTGCAAGGAACATACAACAAGGACATTGAGTTCTTACTTCCGGAAGGAGAACCGCCATACACTCCGAACCTACCGGAAAGCATCCCCAGCTCTCTTAGAAAGCAGATCAGAAAGGTTACATACTTCGTTGCACCTAGAGCAAAAGAAGTCAGCAGCCTGAAGAGAGAAACTATTTTTATTCAGCTCCTCGAGTCCATCCACCCCGAGGACGCTAAACTGGTATTGCAGATGAAGGACAAGAAACCATTTAAAGGTATCTCATCTGCAGTAGTGAAGGAGGCGTTTCCAAGTATCCTCCCCTAGTCGTCATGATCTTTGAACCTTAACTACTAAAGGAATCTTTCTATGATCATTTCCCAAATCGAAAGACTCAGAAAAGACTACCGTGAACTAGAACACTATGAGTACAAGATGGCAAAGATGGGTCGCTCAGACCTTGTGAGGAAACTGAGACTTAAAAGGGATTTCTTAGGTAAATCAATATCTGATATGGAGGATCAAGCTTACACTTAATGGTTTACAACCTGTGAAAATTAGTATATAATTACAGTACTGTTATGGGGGAGGGGATATACTAGTCTCCTCCTCTTTTCTGATTCAGTATAGTGACATATATGATACAGTATCAAGTTTATATGAAAAAAGTGAATCTAGGCTATGTACTTTCCACTGCCTAGGAATTATATCTATTATATAAGTTAAACAGGAGACTATATCATGATCAACGCAACGACTCTTCGCTCCATCCGTAACGCTGACAACGATACCCTTAACGCAATGATCAAGGAGATCAACTCGCGCCGTAGCGCTCTCCAAAAGGAGATCGGTGGTACCTTCGCTGTAGGTCAGAATGTTGAGTTCACCGGTAAGCGCGGCGAGACAGTCCGCGGTATGATCCAGAAGATCAACCGTAAGACCATCATCGTTAAGACTGACTTTGTAACCTGGAAAGTGTCCCCTAGCCTTCTACGCAAGGGGTAGTGACAAAAATGTAACAAGGCCTTGCTGATATGAAAAAAATATGCTTTTTGCTATTTACTTTTCTATCAGCAGGACCTATATTATATCTATAAGCTGATACACGAAAGGTTCACATCATGACTGCTTTTGACAAGACACAGTTCGAATACCACGGTGGCTACCTCAACTACCTCGGTGACTATGAAGGTGCTGAGTACTACGGAGAAGGCCCAAACGTTCACCCGTCCCGTGTAGGTACCCGTAAGCCTCTCTTCATCGCTCGCTTCAAGCACGGTGGGGCTTTCACCAAAGCTCGGGTTATGAAGAAGATCATGCAGCTGTTCAGCGTAGAGAAATATGCCAAGCTGATGAAGGATGGTGGCACTCCACTCGGTATCCTCAAAGACGCTGACCCGGAGTGGTACTACGAACTGCTTTACAAGAATATGGGATAAGACATGCGTAACCCTATCGCAGCACAACTCCGCAAAGGCTACTACCAGAAAAAGGTAGTAGCCAACAAGAAGCGTCAAGCTTCCAAACACGCATGCCGGAGGTGGAAATGATCTACCATCTGGAAGGTGTTACCAAGAAAGGTAAGCAACGGATTCAGCAGCACGGTACTA